CTCTGTCTGTTCATTAAGCTTCTGTTCTGCTGTCTGATTTTTAGCTCTCCATTTCTTAAATTCTTCAGCTTCAGATTTAGCCGACTCTTCATCCTTTACACCGAATAATTTAAGAATGCTCTTTTTGCCCTGTGACTTTTCTCTGGCTGCTGTAGCTGACATATCTTTCTGAGTAAAAGTCTTTTCACTTCCAGAATTATTTTGGGTCTGGTCCTCATTTTCATTTTCGCTTGTTTCTCCACCCTCTGCATTTGTGTTTTCTGCTTCCTGTGTTCCGGTGGTCTGCTCTTCATTTTCCATTTTGATTTTTCTCCTTTCCAGTTATAGTCATGGTGACTAGTTATAATAGTTTTATGATTTCATCTGAATACTGATCTTTCAAAGAATGCTGATACTCATCCATTGCTCTTTTGATAATATTTGCATTGTATAGCTTTTTATCTATGTCAACAGAATTTTTTATTCTGCTTATTTTTAACTGATCCAATGCTTTATCATAAGTATTTAAAAATTCTTTCATCTTTGCAGTCTTTACGACCACAAGATAAATCTGACCACAATTTTTACATCTCCAATATAAAACTTCTACATTGCTTTCATTATTCAATGTAATAAGTTTTGTCTGCAATTTCATTTTACTTAAATTCATTTTATTCTTGCATTTATCACATTGAACATATACAACCTGCTTTTTATCTTTTTCTTTTATCATTTTATTATCACGCTTTCTTTTACTTTTTCTGTTTCATATCCTAAACTTTGTGCAAATTTGTCAAGTTCTGGATCATCTGCACCATATACCCATTTTGCTAATCTATCATTTGCTGAACTATAATCATATTCTGTTTCTATTACGAATGTACACATACCATTTGGGTGATCCAAAGGAAGTTCATCTTTGTTATAATATCCGGGCATTTCTACACCATTTACTATCACTCCATGACCTTCTGTTTCCCTCATATGACAAATCTCACAAACTCTGTCTGTTCCGCTTGTAAGCCATTTGTAATAAGTAAAGAATGGATTATAATATGTATCTCTTACAAATGATTCTTCATAAGCATGTGATACCATCGTTCTTGCTAGCCTTTGAGCATTGTAATCAATCTTAATACTTGAACCGGGATAAACCTTCGCCCAATCCCATGATTTCCTTACGGCAGGATTCACATACTTCTCTAAATCTTTTGCAATTTCTAAGGCAGATTTATTATCGGCAATTCCTTTAGCAACTATGTTGTCTACATCACTGATATTCTTTTTTGTATTTCCCCATATTGCACTGCTTAAAGTCCATTTGCCTTTATACAATCTGCCTGTCGATACATCCTCTACAACATTTCTCGGAATATATGAATATGCACCTGCTAAATCAATTCCTATCTTGCCGAGAAATTTATTCCCATCTTTTACAACTTCTGTTGCTACTTTGGTCATTGATCCTTTTATTAATTCATTTTGCTTTTTACTGTAATACTCAAATTCTTCATTTACTTGCTTGCTTAATCCATCAAGATATTGCTTTCTCATAACGGAAGAAACATTTGATCTGATTGATAGCTTATCTGATTCTTTCTTTATGTCCTTAGCAATCTGGGCATACATGTCTTTTAATTTCTTTGCTTGTTCTGCCGTTAAAGCTTCCCTTGCTTTTATTGCACCTGCATAAACATTAACTATCATCTTAATACCTCAAGACTATATAATTAACCATATATATTATATCATATAACCATATAAATGTAAATACTTATTGCACATTATTTTCAATATTTCCTTGATCTGTTCCACTTGAATCTTCCTGAGCATTATCTTGATTCTCCGAGGTACCTCCCTGAAGCTCTACAGTGACATCTGAGGCACTTTGACTATCTGATTGATTATTTATATTATCAGTCTGTAATTCTTCATCTGTGGGAACGTAGGAATCTTCCAGTAACTGTTTCTCCATGAGGATCTGCCTTAATTCTTCATCAGCTTCCTTGTCTGTCAGCTTTCTCCACTTCTTCATATAGAATTTCCTTGACATTGCTTGAGCAGTGATCTCTGAAATATCCATCTGCTTTTCTTCTTGTTCATCCTCGGGAAGCGGATAATTATTTTCAACAAATATCTCGTAATAATAATCGGTCGGAATTTTATCACTAATATAAATCTTTGCAATGTTAGGGTAAAGTTTCCCGCCCTCAATAATCATCTTTGCTAGATACTCAAGAGCACCTGCCCAAGTAAGCATCTTTTCATCGCATCTTACTGACAAGCCCCAGTATAAAGCTTTAAGAGTTTTCCCAGACGTGATTACTCCTTGAAGCTTTTCACTATCAATATTAGGAACATCTACTTGAGCGAACATTGAATTCTCTACTCTATCTAACGTTTCCTTTAATGCATTTGAATATGACATATTTGATTCCATCATACCTACAGATGCATTGTGATTTTCTGCCATTCCTTCGTCAGATTTGATATCCCAAAATGCACCAGGAGCAATCGACAATTCCTTTGTACTATTCGGATCGGCATCTACAGTCCATCTGATAGGATTCATGCTCTTGCGTTCTGCATCAATATCTGCATTTGCTAACTTTGAATATCTTTCTTCATAACCAACCAGATAATTTAATTCTGATTTTCCTTTAAAGTCACCAATCAATCCATCATTTAAAATTACAACAGCAGGAATCTTATCAAATGCTGTCTTGATCCTCGGAGTTATTGTTTCAACCAAAGTTCCTAAGCCGTCATACACTTCATCCGTTGCATAACAAAATCCATTTTCCATTTCATATGTCTTTTTAAAGTATCTCTGGTCTGCCCTTAAGTCTGTATCTACCATATTATAGAAAGTAACAATCTTGTTTAGCCTATTACTTCCATCGTCCGCAAGATCATAAATAAACTGCAATGAATTTAAGAACGTAATTGTTATACCTGAATCTTCACTGAAGTTTAATACACAAGCAATCCTTTTACCAATAAAGCAATCCTTGCATGCTTTCATTAAATTTAAACTAAAATTATTTGCCTTCAATACTCTATCAAGAAAGTCCTGAATAACTGTGTTATTATCTTTTGATTTCTCACTTGTGTCCATGCCATCAGGATTCACATTAAAATCAGGTGGATTAGAAAACATAAATCTTGCTTCTTTATTGATAATGCTCGATGCCTTCTTATATTTCAAATCTGAAGGAATATAATCTCCTTGCGATCCTTCAGTAATAAAGTCTGCACCTTCATCATAATTCCGATACAGTTCCTCAATCTCTGCAATCTCATTATCATAACTATCCTTTGACATTGACTTTAAATCTTTAGCAATAATATTATAAGGGATATTCTTATACGCTACTATAATATCTGCTTTACTTACATTTTCCATTTTATACTCCTTTTATTTATTGCAGAGATATTCTTGCAATTCATCTCGTTCTTTCTTTAATTCGTCTACATCATTTCCGCTAATCATATGATTCAGCATTGCCAATAATATTTGGCATATAATCTTATCATTCTTTTCTATTTCAACTAATCGTTTATTATCATTATCTAAATATTGTTCATGTTTATCGACCTTCTCTTTCACTTTCTTGTAAGGATCTCCCATTTTAACAATTACTCCTATTCCTCCTGCCAAAATGGTTAACCCTCCTGCAATAGATAATATTGTCTGCAAAGTAGTTAGTAATTGAGCTTCCATTTATTCGGCATATTCCTCTCCTGTTATTTCTTTGTATTGCTCCTTTGTAATCCATTCCTTGACTACCGCATTCCGCACCATTTCTAACGTCCATAGATTGTGCGTGTAATAAAACAATACTTTTTCGTATCGCTTGCTCATTCTGTCCCCTCCGCTGTCGGAATATCGGTTCCGGTCATCATGGAAATATAGTCAATATTGGCCGAGTTTTTCATCTCTGTCGCATTAATGGAATCGCTGATTTCTCCCATTTGTCCCATTGCTTCATACAAGTTAAGAAATCTTGATTCGCATTCGTAATCCTTATATGATGGACGTTCTTCTGTTGCTTCATGAGTTATTTCAATGATATTTCTCCGTTGTATATATGTTTTATCTGATACTTGTGTGAAAATTAACGGTTTTGTAGCACATATTTCTTTCTTCCAATTTGTCATAATTTCCCTTTCTTTTTACGGACTTACGCCCACAGGTGGGAGCAGAAGATCGGACGCGCCGATGCTCCAGTCCGCGCCGGACGCCGCATTGCCCAGATACAGACAACGCGGGCCGGCAAGAAGAGCATTGTAGCAGCCGCCGAACCGTTGGCCGGCATACATCCCCCCGTCACTTACATAGAGATAATCGCAAGCACCGAGTGCGGATGAGCCATTATAAGGAGAAACCGGATAAGCTCCATATCCATCCTGTAATTGATAAATCGTAGGATAGACGCCTTTTGCAGATGTTCCGTAGTTATATCCGGTCTTTGTAAGCTTTGTCGCTGTCTCGGTGTACTTATATCTGTCGGTCACATACAGAGCGCCGCTGTCTGTCTGCGTATACGGATCTCTCTGGTACTGGTTATAAGTACCGAGTACCATCGAATGGAAGATCTTGTTACGGCTTGTTCCTGTTGATGTTCCATAGAACTGTCCTCCGCCAACTACCTGATTGGACAGCATATTGCTTGCGCTTGATCCTCCGCTGCTGTTTCCAGTACCATACGCCCCTTGTAAAT